CACCACCGGCGAGCCCATGGACAGGACCATGGCCAAGCTCGAAGATATTTTCGAGCCCTATGTCGGGAAGCCTGGACGCATTCGTGGTGGTGAGGTCATAACGCCTAACCGCTTGGAGACCATCATCCGTACCAATGCCACAGATGCTTTCAACATGGGCCGTATCGTTGAGGCGCGTAGGGCTGGCCCGTTCTTGCAGGCGTTCCAGTACAGTGCGATCATGGATGATGCTACGACTAAAGTATGCGAGTTCTTAGATCAGAAGCTGTTCCGACCTAATGACCCCGCGCTTGATCAGCTCTCGCCTCCCCGTGCATATAACTGTCGCGCGACTGTCGTGCCGGTAGGGATAGACGAGGAAATTGATGAAGATGATTTCATCGATGCCTCGGAAGTTGCCAAAGGCATAGAACTCAGCCATGTGGATTTCGGCGGGGAATCCACTCGAATGTATAGCAAGGAATAAGCCTGTATTAAACAAGGGCTGAGTTAGGGAGGTGAGGGTGCGCTACTTGATTGCCCAAATGGTGGAGGTCTATAAGGTTGCGCAGACGAATAGCGGCAACTGCACGGTATTTGAATGTCATCCGCCGTTGAACCTCCCTGACCCTGATGCTCACTTCTTTGTTGACTCCAAGGTCCCGCACGAATACAGCCTCATGCATGGCTGCGAGGATAGCTTCACTTGTGAGATCAGAGACGGCATCGTTGCCACAGTTCAAGGGCTGGTGTTCGATGACACTCACTTCTTTGTCGATGCCTATCATAATCGAAGGTTGATGGAGACCATCGTGCCCGTCATGTCTCATGTGTCAGGCATGGTGCAGGGTGAGGTCGAGGCTAACTTCGAGATCGGTTTTTCTTATGACGGTAAGCTTATCGATCTCATTTCCCCGCACACCTCTAACTACCATCACTGGGTGCTGGAGCTGCTTCCAAAGTTCTGGGCTGTGCAGCAGATGGTTGGACAGGGTGAGAAAGAGATAGCCCTGTTGCTTCCCACGCTTGAGGTTCAATTCCAGATCGATACCTTGAAGAAGATCATACACTCATTCAAGGATGTGCGATTCACCTTCGTGCCGTTCAATGCGTACCAACTTCAAGCCGTCAAAGCTAAGGAGCTGGTGTTCCCATCTTTCATCGCTCCGGGCGGGCACTCACGGCGACAGCTTGATTGGCTCCGGTCCATGTTCCTGCCGTACAGTTCTTCTTTACAGTTACACCGGCGGATCTTCATTTCGCGCAAGGACTCACGTAACGGACGCAGGTTGCTGGAAGAGGACAGCATCGTTCGTATGTTAGAGGACTATGGCTTCGAGGCTTGGACGCTGAGTCAACTGGCGCACGCTGATCAAGTGAAGCTGTTTTCCGAGGCTGAGATCATCGTCGGCATTAGTGGCGCGGGCTTCACCAATCACATCTTCGCGCCGCATTCAGCACACCTTATAGAAATCCATCCCAAGCACTACACGAACCGAGCACACTTCTTCACGGCGAACGCTCTGGGTCAAAGCTATCAATTCATCATTGCTGATGGCGATGATACCGCTTTGAGCATAGACAGTAGTAAGTTGATAGCCGCTGTGGAGCGCGTGATTTAACTTCCTCACAAGGAGCTTAGAAATGGCAAAGATGCCTCCGAAAGATACCACTGAAAAACCTGTTTCAGAGCCGCAAGTATCCCCGACTGACGCCATTCGCAACTTTGCACGCTTGAGTGTTGATGTGCAGCGTGAGCGGAGCAAAGTGATCAACACAGCTTTCATCCGCTATGTGGATTCTAACCCGACACGGGAAGATTTCGCAGAGGTCACTGAGGGCCTGCTTATTACGCCCGTCATGGTCTGGCATATGGCACGCGCCGGTCGTGGTTAACAATCATGAGTCGGTATTACCGGCCTGAGTTTCAGCATCTAGGCGGTATTGAGCGCATCAGAAAGCGATGGCCGTATTCATGGCAGATGCGGCTCAACCGCCTAGAAAACCCCATACCACTTTCCGATGATATGCAAGCTGCAATCAAGGACGCGGTTGGGGATTTCAATCTATACCCCGACTATCAACCGTTCTATGAACAGCTCGCGGCCTTCCTGAGCATCCCGTCTGTGAATCTGGTAGTTGGGCTCGGCTCGGAAGAGTTCATGCGGTCCATCATGCTCCTCACTTGTGGGATAGATTGTCCACAGAGGGGTGTCGCGGTATTAAGCCCGACCTGTGCAATGTATCAGATACACGCAGCGGCATTGAATACACCACTGTTTGATCCCAGCCCAGCCTCACCAAAGATTGAGTTGACGATAGATACATTGATCAATGTTTTGGATAATCAGGATTTTGCCGTTCTGTTCCTGCCAAATCCTGGGCAGCCTATTGAGACTTATTTTACTCCTGTCGAGCTCGCTGCCATTGCTGAATACTGTTCGCAGCGGGAAGCGTTGCTCGTAGTTGATGAAGCATATTATGGCTTCGGTACTGAGACGGCACTGCCTTTGATATTCCAATTCGATAATGTGATCGTGATGCGTACCTTTTCCAAGGGTTGGGGTGGGGCAGCATTGCGAATCGGATACGTGGTCGGATGCGAGGCGTTGATCAAGCCGCTTCATTCGTACAGGCTGTCAGGCGAAATCGCCGGTCCGTCTATGCAGATAGCCAGTGTGATGATCGACAGGTATGAGTCTGATATTCTACCTGCGATGCAAGAAATAGCTATGGCACGTGACTGGCTCTGCCGTGCAATCAGCGACCTTGGTTTATGGACACAAGGCAAGAAGGGGAACCATGTTCTGGTTGAACTCGGGGCGGATAGGGCAAAGCGGGTCGGCAGGCATCTTGAAGCTGAAGGCATCTACATCAACTATCAATTACCGCATCCCTGTGAAGACTATGCCATGATCACGGTTGGATCACTGGATATGATGGTGCGTTTCTTTGAACACTTCGTAGGAGCGCTCGATGGGAACAAGTGAGTATGTGTTCAAGGAAGGCGCTGATGGTAGCCTTGAGCCGGTGTTCGATTTCAACAGGCTGTATCAAGACGTCACGGACCCCTGGGATCAATCAGGCGCCAGCTCCGCTCCCGTGATGTCAGCATATTATCGACACTCCCGACATAGACTGGCTTCTGTACTGAAACGGGTGCTGTCGGCTTATGCCGGGCCAGTGCTTGAAGTGGGTTGCGGTCATGGTCACGTTGTAGATTACCTTTCCAAAGAGCTGCCGTACGCAACGATTGAGGGCATCGACATCAGTTCCATGGCGATCATGGGTGCGTACAAGAGATATCCACATCGTAGATTCAGGGTTTCGAATATTCTTGAGAACTATACCCATCCAAAGCAGTGCGTCGTGATCCTGAATCAAGTGCTGTGGTATATCGCGGCTCGCCTCGACGACGCTCTGAACAATTGCGCATCCAGCTTGGAAGAGAACGGCTATCTAGTCATAAGTCAAGCGTTCCTTAAATCCGGGCAACGGTATATGCCTGAGCTAGATTTCAACGGCTTGCTTAGAAGGATGCTCGATCATAAAGAATGGCAGGTAATTGGGGTCGAGTATGATTGTGCCGGGAATTACAAGCACCATGATGGGCTTCTGGTATTCCGACGCAAAGCTGCTGAATGCGGGGCAGTGTGCCATGAATGACGCTACAGATCGCAACCTGAAGCGTAAGTCAGTGTTCATTGATGATGTGCAGTTGGTTGATGGTGTCCCACTTTTCAGTTGGATCGACGTCAATGTTACAGAGCTCTGTAATCGTACATGCTCGTTCTGTCCACGCGGCGATCAGACCAAATACTCAAACCAGAACCTGAATATGTCGCTGGACCTAGCTGAACGGATAGCGCACGAGCTGTTTGATCTGGACTATGCCGGTACGGTCGTGTTCTCAGGCTTTGGTGAATCACTGCTCCATCCCAACCTTTTATCTATCATAAACAAATTCGCCGGCACAGCACGCCTTGAGCTTGTGACCAATGGAGACAGGCTCGATGAAGAAACCATCAGGGCGCTCTACGTGGCGGGGATCGGTTTCTTTGCTGTCAGTCTCTATGACGGCCCTGAACAGTTGGATGATTTCCACGTACGCTTTGAAGAAGCGGGTGTGTCCCAAGAGTGCTACATCTTGCGTGATAGATGGCACAGTGAAGGGGACGGCTTCGGCTTGAAATTGACCAATCGTGCTGGCATGGTCAACGTAGGCAAGCAGCCGCCGGTCGATACGCACCATCCCTGTTTTTATACAGCGTATTCGTTAGCGATCGACTGGAACGGCGATGTGTTGCTATGTGTGCAGGATTGGAACAAGCGGAAGGTGTTCGGAAATCTGTACGATCAATCACTGCTTGAAGTCTGGAAACACAATAAGGATTTAAATGGGATGCGAAATCGTTTGATCGGTGGCAAGCGGATCGATCTGCCTTGTGCCTTGTGCAACGCGGAAGGCACTGTCCACGGAGCGAATCATGCTAAGGCGTGGGGAAGGTTGTGATGCTAGAGGATTTAGCAAGTGGCACTGATTATGAAGTTCTGGCACGGCTTGCTAGAGGAAGATCATGTGTCTTTGAATTCGGTACATTTATTGGTGGCTCAGCAATGGCTATGCTGCCCGAAATCAAAGGGGCAAATGGCAAGCTCTATTGTATAGATCATTTTCAAGGCAACTGTGACGACCCATATACAGCCCACCCACGGCGGGAAGTTGTTGACGCACTATTAGGCCGCACTGAGCCTTACTGGCCCTGGTTGACTGTTATAATCGGCTGTACCCATGAGGCATTCAATTTTCCAGCAGGCTATGCGGATATGTGCTTCATCGATGCTGAACACAGCTACCAGGAAGTCGTCTACGATATTCGTGCCGCGCGGCATCTAGTGCAACGCGCGGGCGGGGTCATCTGTGGACATGATTATCTCAAGCACTATGATGAGTGTGACCCAGAGTTGATGGCTAAGTATTCGGAATCGCCCGACGGCGGATATGGCGGTGTTGGCTACGGTGTGATTCGCGCTGTACATGAAGCGTTCGGTAGGCCAAACCATGAGGGAGCCGTTTGGTGGGTGATAGTTTAGGTGCGCGGCGGTTAGAGAAGTTCACGAAGTTTTTGAACGGCCGCACCGTATGCTTCCAATCGTGTGGACCGACTATCGCTACGCTTGAACGCTATGTAAATGTGATCCCTGAGGACGTTGTATGGATCGCGCATAATGTCTATTTGCCTACCGAGCGGATTTTGGAACCGATAGGTTATAGGCTGGACCTTGTATACGTCTCAGCACAGCAATCGATAAAGTCTTATCCTAGGTATCGTGAGTTCCTAGAGCGGCCTGATGATAATCTGTTACTGACTACGCAGGGTGGTATTGAGCAGTTCAACAGTTTTTACCCTGGTCTGGTTTCTGAATTTGCTGACAAGTTGATAATCGCTGATGTTGGCGATTCAGAAATACATAATGCTGATGCCTTTGATTTAGTTGATTTCAAGAAAGCGTCACACGTGTTCTCGTTCATATCCACATTCTTGATGCTCATCAAAGCTGGCGTTCGTGAGATAATCTGTTTTGGATTGGATGGCGGCAAGATGGCTGGATACGATAATTGGTACTATGGCGTTTATGAAGACTATCCTGAGGGGTGGTTTCACGGGATGCCTAATGGCTATAACACCGAGATCGACTATCTGTATCGCAACTGGGATAGGCTTTTGCACGAGGCTTGTGGTCTGAAGTCGGAAGATGTCCGTATTCTAAATTGCAGTCCTCATAGTGCAATCAACTGCTTCCCCAAGATTGACTATGAGGATTTGGCCATGGTGTTTCAGAAGCAGATGTTGTGATGCTTGAATTCGAGGCTAAAGCACTTGCGTCACTGGCCGCAGGCCGTAAGTGTGCTTTGGAACTTGGAACATTCTGCGGGGATACCGCCGCTGTGATCTTGCCAGTCCTGCATCTTGATGGTCATCTTCATACGATTGATACGTTCACGGCTGTATCTGGTGGCCCCTATACCAAGTTAGTGCCGCGCCTTGAACAAATCAAGCAATCGTTGGCAGTGTTAGAATCTTATGAAGGCCGGTTTACGTTGATGATTGGGGACTATACCAAGCAGGCCCCGTGCTTCGCTGATGGATTGTTTGATTTTATATTCATTGATGGCGCGCACGATTATGAATCTGTACGCCGTGACATTACATCATGGCTCCCTAAGCTGGCCTCAGGTGGCGTGTTCTGTGGCCATGACTTCGAAGATATTCCCAAGGACTTTGATTGGGATACAATCGTGGCAAACTCCTATGAAGAGCACGTGAATGTTGAAGGGGAACCTGGAAGGCACTACGGCGTGATTCGTGCTGTCACTGAGTTGTTTCCAAAGTTCAATCATAAGGATCGCGTCTGGTGGGTCGATCCTGTTTAGGAAGGTAGGTAAGTATGTCTAGGTCCGTTTCTGTAGTCGTGCCGTGCTTAACCGAGCACAGATGGCAAGTTGATTTGACTGAAGCTATCATTCAAGTTGCACGGCACACGACTGATGTTCCGTTCGAGCTTATCATTGCTGAAGCTGTTGGAAATTACTTCGACGGTAGATTGCCGAGGCAGCATCTGCCGCCTGTTGACGCTGATAAGCACTTCTACAATCCAGCTAAAGGCAACGCCAACGGCGACACGAATGCGGGTATGGCGCTCTGCTCTGGCGATATCATCGTCGTGTTGACTAATGATGTGTTCGTCAAGCCTGGATGGTTGGAAGCTATGCTGGCCTGCTTCGATCTGTTCCCTGACTGTGGCATGGCCAGCCTTGCAACGACAGATCATCAGGGCGAATCGCAGCCCGTGAATGCTATCCTTGAGGGCATCTGGTGTCCGATCTTTGCCGTGCTCAACAGACCCGAGTTCAGGTTCGATGCCGTTGAGTTCCCGTCTGAATGGGGGGATTATGACTTAGTGATGCGCGTGTACGCGGCGGGCTTTAAAGCGTATCGTAACCGTATTGTGGTCTGTAACCACTTGGGCCGCATGACCAACGGCAATGCTATGGAGCCCGAGAAGGCGGCTAAGATAGAAGGATACAGGCAGAAGTTCCTTCAGCGTTGGGGGAACACGCCCGTTGCCGCATCGCTCATGTTCCGCGCTTTGATTTCAGGATGGGTGATCTAATGTCAGTGCGCATGAATCTAGCTCGATGGCTCATCGCGCGCTCCGATATTGAGGCCGCGCTGTATCTGCTCCAAACGAATAAGCCGGGACCGGATGACTGTACGAGGGATGTTGATGGTGAGCGGCGGCTTGAAACTTACATTGAGAAGTATTGGCCAGCTCTATTTGACCACGATGCTTATGGAGCGGTTTACGTGGAGGCTGGGCGGATTGAGGCAGTGGTTGATCCACTTCAAGTCTACCGCTCCGTTGAAACCAGTCAGAGATATCAACACACACTTAGTCATTTGCGGCGCGTCATTGGCGAGAACTATATGGGTAAGCGTTGGTTAGACTTCGGGTGCAATCGAGGCATCTGGGCTGCGCACCTGTACAGTCACTTCGGTGGTGATTGGACGCTATATGATATTGATCAGATTTGTATCGATGAGGCACAGAAGATTGTGCGGCGCTTCGCTGGTGGTGGGATGGCGGATAACGCTGAATTCAGTGCGTGGCCGGTAAAGGATAAGACCTTTGATGTTATCCTAGCATTCGAGGTTCTAGAGCACGTGCTGGACCCGGTCAAAGTGATCACAGACCTTGAGGCTCAGCTTGCAGATGATGGCCTCATCTGCATCAGTGTGCCGTATGGTCCGTTCGAGTACAGCATGTGGATGGATAGTCCAACTCGAAACCGTGAACATATACGGGAGTTCGGTTTTGAATGCCTTCTTGAAATGCTGGGTGCGCGGCAACAGCTCAATATCCAATATGTGAATTATGGCCGAAGCCTTATTCAGCAAATGGAGCTGGGGCACTGGATAGTGTCATGGCGCAAAACCAAGAATGCTGGGCCGATAGGCAGGCTGAGCCTTGCACGAAAGACGGCTTTACGTTCTGTTCCCTTTATTGCACTTCCAGGGTTGAATAATTGAAGGAGAACCATCATGTCATTCGATGAACGTGCTGCACAGTTGGAAGCCGATGCTAGACGTATCGGTACAACGGTAGCTAATGCCGCTCAAGCATGGGTGGCGCATAAGAAGAAGCTGGCCATGAAGCGTCTAGGGTGGTTGCTGTTCGGGGTTGCGACTTTTGTTCTAGGGCTCGCACTGGGTTTGCAAATTCCGTAATCAAGAATTTGCAGATGGTTACTAACAGTCCGTTATCGTAAAGCTTGCTCGGTGTCTATATTCTCCGTATTTATTAAGCACGGGCTAGGGAAGGCCGTTGTCCCTCTGATGAAAGTCCATATTTACATTGCTTTCCCCAGCCTGCACTCACGAGCCCCTATTTACTTTCGGCTGGAACCCGCTTAAATAGCCGAATTCAGTACGCGCAAAAACGCTAGTGATTCTCCGGGTCGGCCGGGGGTCCTAGCGTTTTTTATATCCGGGGGTCCTAGCGTTTTTTATATATAGGGATTCGAACGTTGAAATTCAACGTACTGCCCGCCGTCAAATTCGAAGCAGGAAGGTTAGAAAAGGGTAGCGTCGCCGTTCATAAGGTAACGGTCGACGGCAAGGAACAGATTCTACATGCGAAGTCGGAATTTGCCGCTGATCCGCTCTTGACCTTTGTTTCCATATATAAGTCTAGTGAAGCTTCGAAGATCGCTTTCGGGGTTGGTGGGGAAGGTGTAGCCGGCGACGTCTTGCCAGTAGCATTGTTCTGTTGCGCGCCCACCATGCCGATGCCCGACCACACACCTATGTACGATACGGGCGAGGCTTCTTACCATGTACACAGCTTTCAGCCCATGGCTGCGTTCACCGACGTGCCCAAAGGCATGTATGAGGGCCATCGCCACCCGATCGAGCGCAATGCTGATGGCTTGATCACAGGCTTTGGTGAAGCCTCTGGACATGCCCACCCGCTGCCGTCCTACATGGTTGAAATGGGGAAGATGTTCGCCATGATGATGCCTTCGAAGATGTCCGACACTGAGCTCCAGAAGCATATGGACGATATGCAAAAGGAGATGGACGCTCTCCGTGAGAAGATGAAAGACGCCTCCGCGGATATGAAGCCGGACATGCAAGAAGATATGGACAGCCTCAAAGAAAAGATGGCTGATGCAAAGGCAGAGATGAAAAAGCGCCCGTCGATGGCCAAAATGGCCGTCAAGAAAGATGACGATGGGGACGAAGACGAAGATGAGGATGAAGATGAAGAGCTTTATACCATCGAGGGTGTAGAAATCTTCGCAGTCGGCAAGTGGAATGGAGACGACTACACGAAGGCTGACCTTGAAGATATGGTCGCCGCGTTTGAAGAGGTCAGCTTCCAGGTGCCGATTACTTTAGGCCATACCAATAAGGCGGGCGCACCCGCCTATGGCTGGGTCGATAGCATAAAGATGGCTGGCGACAGGCTTGTTGCCACCTTCCGTGATATTCCCAAGATTCTCTACGATGCGATCAAAGGACGCAGGTTCGATGCGGTGTCGTCAGAGATCTTCTGGAACCTAGAGCGCAACGGCAAGAAATTCCGCCGGGTGCTCAAGGCAGTAGCGGTGCTCGGGGCTGAGACGCCCGGTGTTGATCTTGCGCCGCTTCGAACAGTGGTGAACTCGGTCCTGCCTCCTTCTAATGGCTACGATCGGGTTTCGGTTTACACGATCTCAACTGAGGATTTGGATATGGATCTCAAGGAACTCCAAGAGAAAATCCGTAGTCTCCAGGTGGATCTTGAAGCTGCCAATGCAGCGAAGGCCGAGGCCGAAGCGAAGGCCAAGGACGGAAGCGCGGCGGAAGCTACCAAGCTCCAGGAGGCAACGGCCAAGGTTGCCCAGCTCCAGACGGCGCTCGATGACGCGCAGAAGCAGGTCACCAAGCTTGCTGAGGAGAAGGACAAAGAAATCACGGCCCTGAAGGCACAGTTGACGCAGCAGGGCGCGGCGATTGCCAGTATGCAGGAATCGCAGCGGCAGAAGGACGTCAAGGCCAAGGTGGACCGCGTTCCCGTTCCCATCCTGAAGCCCTTCTTTGCAACGCTCTATGACACGGCGACTTCCGGTACTTCGCCGAAGGTAGTCAAGTTCATGGCGGCTACGAAGGATGCCAAGGAAGAGGAACTTTCGCCAGTCGCGCTGCTCGACAAGATGGTGGACTTGCTGCGGGGCGAGTCGATGAAGATGTTCCGTGAGTTCTCGCAGACAACCCCCACCATTCGCGAGGAAGGCGAAGACCCGATGGTTGCCAAGTTCGATGGCGATCCTTCAGCTGAGGTCACCAAGCGTGCGAAGGCTTACATGGCTGAGCACAAGACCAAGGACTTCAAGGCAGCGGCTGAAGCAATTCTCGGCGCAGACGAAGAGCTGAGGGTTGCCTACGCGAATTACACTGCCGGTGCTGGTGTTCGCGGCGGCAGGCAGTAGGAGGTAGCAATGGCTCTGTTCGGAAAAGTTGAGGCAATCACGGCTCAGGCCGCTGTTGATCTCTCTGGTAGTCAATACCTCGTCATGCGTTATTCCGCAGCGGGTATTGTCAACGTCGCATCCAACCCTGGCGGCGGCACGCAGGAAGTTGCGGGTGTGCTGCAAAACAAGCCCACGAGCGGCCGTAACGCCTCTATTGGCATTACGGGTGAGACCAAGGCAATCGCTGGCGGCGCTATTACCGCTAACCGTTCTGTGACTACCAATAGTGCAGGCCGTTTGGCGCACGCTGCGTCAGGCGACTGGATTCTTGGTACGGCACTTGAAGCGGCTGGTGCTAACAGTGAAGTCATTCGTGTACTGCTCAGCATCCCGGCGCATCAGGCGCCGAGCTCGCTGGCGGCACTGTAAAGGAGGGCATCACAATGTTTATCGGACCCAAGACTTATGCTACGGTCAGTGGACCGGATGCCCACCACGACGTTCTTTTGTCGACCCTCGCCGTGGCGGCGTTTTCCACTGGGGTTGACGGCCTCATCGGCAGCCAACTCTTCCCCTCTGTCACCGTGGGGAAACAGTCGGATCGCTATGCCATCATCGATAAGGCAGCGTTCCTTACCATCCCGGATACGAGGCGTGCGCCTAAGACCCGCGCACGACGCGTTGAGTGGACGGCTTCGTCTGACAAGTATTTCGCTGATAACTTTGCGCTCGCCGGCGAAATCTCTCTCGAAGACCTAGCCAATGCTGATGTCGCGTTCAATCTCCGTGGAAATACCATTAATCTGGTGACCACGGATCTGCTTCGTGATCAAGAGCAACGCATCCTCAATCTGGTGACTTCGGCATCGAACCTTGGTTCGGGTACGCTGCTGACAGGCACCAACCGTTGGAGTGATTACGTCAACTCCGATCCGCTCGGCGATGTGACCACAGGCCACGCGTTCATTCAGCAGCAGACTGGCCTCATTGCTAATACTGCCGCTATGGACTGGAACACGTTCCAGGTCATCCGTCGTCACCCTCAGCTCCTCGATATGTACAAGTATACGGCGGGCGGTCAAATCGATGAGGCGCAGCTTGCCGCTACGTTCAAGGTCGATAGGCTGCTCATCAGCCGAGCAGTCAAAGAGAACGCTCTTGAAGGTGGTACGTCTTCAATGACCGCTCTTTTTGGCACCGGAGTCCTGTTGGCGCATATCGAACCGGCGGTCGGCCTTCAGACCCGCACCCTTGGCCTTCGGTTCAGTTGGACTCCTCCTGAGTTCCCGGCTCCGATGGCTGTCGGCACCAAGCGTGAAGAGGGGCCGGGTGAGCGCAATGTCGAGATCGTTGAGGCGGGCTATTTCCAGGATGAAAAGCTCGTGGCAACGAACCTCGGCTACTTGATCGATACTGTCGTTTAGGTCGGAGCAGCTTAATGGAACGTGCGTTCCTAGAGCCCGTCAAGAATGTTAGCGGGGAAGTTAAATTCCCCGCTGGCGTTCTCTATGACTGGCCTCTAGCCACTTGGAAGCGGATTGCGACGAACCTCGACCAGGACCTTGGTGAAATCACTATCACCAAGGAAGCCTTGGCCGCGAGGGGAGTGTCTGGTTCCAAGCCGACCGCATCTGCTGGTGTCGAAACTGGCAAGGCGCGTCAGCGTCCTCGGTTGAAGGAGTAAGGCAATGAGCAAGAGCCCGCTTGAACTTCTGTTTGGGCCGATGTTCAAAGGGCCGGGTTTTGTTGATGTCCGGTCTCACGCGCATCAGTTCGCTGGTCGCAGTACCATCAACTCAGGTTCTGCGACGGTCGTTGTTTCCACGGCCGCTGTAAAGTCCGACAGTCTGATCCACTTCGCGATGGAAGGCAATGCCAATCGAAACATCATCGCTGGCGTTGCTAACATCAACTCGAATGCGGCTTCAGTCACGGTGTCCAATGCGGCTATCGCAGCGGATAGCTTGATCTTCCTGACCACGCGCCAGAACGGCACGGCTCAGAGTTCGGGCACTTCCAATCGTGACGTCGAAGTCGTATCACTGGCTACAGGTTGGGCCTCGTTTGGCTTCTCTGATGGCGCGGCGATTTCCAACAAGCTCGTGCCAGTCATGTACCATGTCTTTCCAGCAGAAGGTGTGCCTGGGCAGCTTGAAGTAAAGACCCTGTCGGATGGAGGCTACTTCACGATCGGCTTTGCTGACAACCGCGCTCAGCCTCGTGATACGAAGGTCTTGTGGCAGCTCACAAGTACGACGCACCACTAGGCCGGTGATGGAGACGGGCAATGACTGAAGCACTCGTACGCAATATTCAGACCATTCTCGTCAATTCCGGTGACTCTGTGTCTGGCAACATCAATCTGGTCGGGGCACGCGGGCAATTCGCCCTCCATGTCCCGACCATTGCCAGCGCCTCCAACCTGTTCTTTCAGGTTGGACCCAATTCAGGTTCCTATATAGGCCGTTTGCAAGACCCGACCAGTCAGTCTGCTTATCTGAAAGCGGCTGGTAACGGTTCGCTCGGCCTCGTAGTCGATCTGTGGCCTTGGCCGCACGCTCGCATTGAATTTGCACAGGCTGTCGCAGTCCCTCTTACGCTCCAAGCGTTCATCATGGGGCAGCGCGCCGGTGTCGGCGCCAACCGCGAATGAGGTTGTCCGACTGTGAGGGACGTAGGTAGGCAATGCTTCTCAAGATTTCCAAGGGGAACGGTGATTGGGCTATATTCGATGTAACTAACGTCGATTACAGCAGCCATCCCCAGCAAGCCAAGACACAGGCCGATCTAGATCACGCTCTGGCTTTAATTCAGAGCAACTTTGAAATGCGCGATCTACGCACGCGAAAGCCCAATGGTTCTCTGTACCGTTATCAAATCGCGACCCTGCACGGCGTTGACGGCAAGACCGTCGTAGCTGTGTTCGATAATCCAGCGTACCTGTGCAACAACGCGGGTGATACGCTGGAAAGAATTTCAATTTAGGAAGGTAGGTAGGTCCAATGCGCGACAAGTACACAATCATCATGGTGGTTCCTGGTATGCGCTTCCAGGGTGACACCCTTGAGACTTCCTCTCTTGGGGGAAGCGAAACCGCTGCAATCTGCATGGCACGTGAGCTGGCCAAGCTCGGGCACTCCGTTCGCATGTTCTGTGAATGTGAGAAGCCCGGCATGTATGATGGCGTGCTGTACGTTCACATCAGCTATGCTGAGCACGCGCTCCAGCAAATGCCCGCTGATATCGCAATCGTGCAGCGCGATCCAGGCCCGTTCAAGTCCAGCATCAACGCACGCATCAACCTTCTCTGGTGCCATGACCTAGCTCTGGGCCGAGTTGCTGATACCTTCCGTGCCTTGTCATGGAACATTGACAGGTTCATCACGGTCAGCAACTACATGAAGACGCAGTATCGCAAGGTCTATGGTTTGCCTGATGAAACGGTCTATGCTTCACGTAATGGGATCGATCTGTTCCGTATTCCCAAGGTTGATCTGACCAAGAAGTTGCGCAAACGCCTCGTGTACTCAGCACGCCCTGAGCGTGGCCTTGATGTCATGCTCAGCAGTATCCTTCCAGCGCTCTTGGCCAAAGACCCTGAGTTTGAGCTCGCGCTCTATGGCTATAACAATCCTGTTGAGCATATGGCCGCGTTCTATGCTGGCTTGAAACAGCAGGCGGCACAGTTCGGTGATAAGGTCAGGTTCGTCGGCTATCTTCCGAAAGATGAACTCTATAAGCAATACGCTGAATCGGGCATCTATGCCTACCCGACACCTTCGCCCACGTCCCCGACTTTTACGGAGGTTTCGTGTATATCGATCATGGAATCCCAAGCGTGCGGAATGCCGGTCGTTACGAGCGCACGCGGGGCGCTGCCTGAAACGCTTCATCCCGATGCTGGCGTGCTTATTGACGGCGACCCTTGGTCTGATGCCTACCGGGATGCCTTTACAGGGGCGGTTTTAAGGCTCGCTGGAGATGAGGAAGCTTATAACCGGGCAGCCCTAGCGGGCATGGCCCATTCAGCCAACCTGGGATGGGCTGGAGTGGCCCAGGAGTGGAGCTCCTGGTTCGATACCCTGTTCGATACGTTCAATGACGACCCTGTGCGTCTTGCCCATCACTTTTATCAGCGCAGTGATATTGGAGCAGTGCGTGAAGTTCTTGGACGCCTTGATAATCTGGATGATGGCTCTCCGGCTGCAAACATACTTCTAAACAAGGTCCAAGACGAGTATGCATTCACCCTCGGCACCGAGCGCTATCGAAAGCACTATCTGGCAGCGGGAAAGGAAACTGACAAACGACTGAGCTCTGTACCGCTCGAAGCTCATGCACCGATGTTCGAGAACACAGGTGAGCAACGCTTTCTGAACATCCAAGCATTCTTGGAACAGCACCCTGAACTCCAGAACATTCTAGAATTCGGGTGCGGGCATGGTTGGTCAACGGTCTACTTCGCTAACAAGCTGGGCCGTAGCTGGACTGCCCTTGACATTGATCCAGGTGCGATCAAATGGGCCAAGACCTTCGCTGAAAAGTTTGGCCGTGGTAATGCTGAGTTCGAGTTCGTAGTCGGTGATCAGACTGCGGTGCCTGCTTCGAAAGCCCCCTATGATTGCCTGTTGATCAGTGAAGTGCTGGAGCATTGCCCCGATCCGTACGCTGTTATGGATTCGCTTGAACAGCACATCAAACCGGGTGGTAGCGTCATACTCACGGTGCCATTCGGCACGTCCGAGTATGGCACACCGAACTGGGACGGGTTCCGTGGTCATATCTGGGAGTTCGACCAGCATGACCTGCGGGATATGTTCGGCAGCAAGCCAGACTTCGCAATGACATCTGGTGTGATCTATCCGAATTCTGTTACCGGTGATATGATCGGATACTATCTGGTCACGTACCGTGCCGATCAAAAGCCCACTGGTAGGATTGACTGGGACAGGAAGCTTCGCTTACAGCGCCCGCGTCAAACCATATCTGCGTGCATAATTGCTGGCCGTGAGGCTGAGCTGACCCTTGGCTGGTGTCTGAAATCTGTGCAACCCTACATCGATGAAATAGTCATCGCTGATACGGGCATGTCTGGAGATGCCAAGGCTATTGCTAAGAAGTACGGTGCGAAGCTGGTCAAGGGCTCTGATCCAACGGTCAGCGGTTTTGATGTGCCTCGAAACGAGGCCCTAGCGGGCTGTTCCATGGATTGGGTGCTGTGGATCGACACTGACGAGAAGCTGCTTGGCGGCATGTTCCTGCGGAAATACCTTCGCCAGTCAGTATGGCACGGCCTTTCAATCAGGCAGCACCACTTCGCCATCGATGCTGGTTTTTCCCCTGACATGCCCGTGCGCTGTTTCCGCCGCTCGCCGTACCCATACGAAGGCGGTCTCAAAGGCAAATCGATGAAGTTCATCGGACGCATCCACGAGCACCCTGAGCTTGACTTGAATGAAGGCCCCGGCGAAGTCCTCATCCTGCCAGATGTGAACATCGCACATATTGGCTATCTCGATGAGAGTATCAGGCGGCAACGCTTCATTCGTAACAAGCCGCTACTTGATATGGATAGGCGAGACCATCCTACACGGCTGCTTCAGAAGCATTTTGTCATGCGTGACAATATGCTGCTAGCTCAATATCAGCTTCAGCAAAGCAACGGCAATGTGACGACTGAGGTACGGGCTTTAGCAGAGGAAGTCGTGCAGCTCTATCGCGAGCACTTTCTTGGCAAGATCAAATACACGAACATCGATAGCCTGCAATACTATACGCAAGCACTCCAGGTTCTGGGTCGTGGCATCGATGTCGTGTTCACAGTCGGTGCCAACCGGGACGGCAAGGGTGACAATCTGCACAATGGTCAGGTTCCGCAGCCCATCGTTGCACGCTTCGCTGACTATGAAGAGGCCCGCATCGAGATCGAGTACCGTTTGAAAGAGCGCATGATGCCGCTTCAGGCACAGGAACATTGGTAAGATATCTGGTAAGATATAAAGGGGACTGAAAAATGGCTGCTATGCGAGCGAAGATGAAAATCAATCATATTGACCGGCGTCACGAGGGCCAAGAAACCCTCTATTTCAATCCGGTTTCGCGCTCTGACAGTTACCCCGCCGACGGAAGCGACGAAAACAATACCTACGCTAAGTTCTCACCGTCTGGAATGTTGTCCCTCACAGTCTGCAATCCGGCCCTGCTTGGCAAGTTCAATGAAGGTGAGACGTACTATCTCGATTTTATTCGGGCTGACGGCTAGCTCTATAAGGCGCAGAATGTACACGACTGTCTCAAATATGCTGGTGCTATTACCCAATATCGGGTCGCTAAGTGATATGACCAGCTCAGCAATCGTCGAGGCATACATCAAACCCGCTGAAGCCGAGATCAACGCCAGAATAGCTCGTGCGTATACCGTGCCTGTTTCTGGCTCTATTCCTATGCTGGAAGCTATCGCTACCGATATGTCAATTCACCGTGCCTTGACCTTGCGTGTTTTTACAGCGGCAATGCTCAAGGAATCAGCATGGCCAAAGCAGTACGAACGTGCCATTGAAACACTGAAGGAAATTGCTGCTGGTAAACTTCTGCTCGTTGATTCAGCGGGTGTAATCGTCGGTGAGCGTGCCGGTACGTCCGCTGCCTATTCCAATACTATGGACTATCAGCCCACATATCATGAGGGTGGTGGTTGGAACGATCAGGTCAAGGATACTGAGAAGAACGATGACCTGCTGAATGATAGGGACTTGCAGATATGGCCCTAGGCTTTTCAGTTCAGATTGATGCGGGGCGTCTTGCCGGTGCCGTCAACAGACTCCGGCATGTCGCGGCTAACATCAACGATAAGCAGCTTCTACAGGCCATTGGCAATCGACATTTGAAATGGATGGTGCAGAACCTTCGGGATGCTGGCACAGAAACCCCGCATCCGCCAATGTCACCGAATACACTGATAAAGAGCAGCGGCCGTGCAAGTCCACGGCACTTATCCTCTCGGTTTCGGGCATTCTTGCAACAGTCCTACACTGTGAAGGTAGCTAACGATCACGTTGATGTCGGTACGCAAAACGAAATGGCGAAGTGGCACCATCATGGCACCGACCCGTTCATTATCAGGCCCACAAACAGGAAGTACCTGAAGTTTGCTACCATTGACGGTGTCGTATTTGCTAAAGAGGTCCACCATCCCGGCATCCCGGCTCGAGGCTTGCTGCCTACCAAGAAGACCGCCGAGGCTTTAGCGCTCCAGGTCATAGTCGCCGGTATTCAGCGCGCTATCAAAAGCGGAGGTCTGGTCTAATGGCGAAGATCAATTATTGGAATATCGAGCAACAAATAGGCTCGATCATAAAAACGCAAGTGGCTCGCGCCACGGTCCTTATTGAAGAGGAAATCAATTGGGCTGAAGGCGATGTGGTTGCTATCTATCTTGAGGAAGCTCAGGCACCGGCTGAACAACAAGGCTTGAGTGCGGGCACTCGGTTACGGCAATTGATCACGTTCAAAATCTGGTGCTGGCATTTTGGCTTCGGCAAGGACAAAGCCCTAGCCATGCAAGCCCGAGACAATCTGGTCGGTGATGTACAGGTAGCACTCCTAGGCAATCATGGGCTGAACAGCACGGTCAATTCATCTTGGATAATTGGCTGTGAGTTCATAGCTGGGCCATCGCCAACTGATAGAGGCTTCGCAGCCGGTGCTTCTATAGACCTGATAGCTGAAGCTGTAGCGACGACTTAGGAGGCTATTATGAAAACAGTACGCATGACGCAAGATCGCAACTTTCCCAATCACGGCATGAAACATGCCGGTGAGGTGTGGGAAAATATATCTGATAGCCTCGCAGCCCAGCTTGAACAGCAAGGCTTCGCTAGAATTGAGTCACATGTAGTCGGCGTTGATGCTGAAGTGAAGATGCCTATGCGCAAACGCGCGCGAGAGGGGTCAGGCCAATATAAGGGAGATGACCCGACTACGCCCGAAAAGAATGAAGCTTATGAATAGGCAGGAAAGCAAGGCAACGGCTTTAGTTTTGATGGAGGTCTAAAATGGCATATGGATTTTTGGGCCATATTGGAATTGCGAAAGAAACGACCTGGGGAACGGCCGTTGCTGCTACTGATTACTTTGAAGCGTTGAGCGAAGGAATCACGGCCGTACCTGACCGATTCCAGTCTAGAAACATCGTAGGCGCGATGTATGAGCCCGATGATAATACCGGCGTCGTTCGTATTTCCGGGCCTGTCACATTCCCCGCGCATCCAAGCCCCTTCGGTCACGTGCTGAACGGGGTGTTCGGTAACAATTCAGGGTCAGTAGTGCTTTCGGGCTTCTTGTTCAAGAACGAATTCACTGTCCGTACCAGCGACACAAATAGCCTTCATCCGCTGCCCGCATATACCTTGGAAATCTTCCGGGACATCACGTCATCGCAGCAATATGATGGTTGCCAGTTCGCTAACGTGCAGATGGCGATCCAGCCCAACCAAGAGCTTCGCGTTACGGCGCAGGTCATTGGCAAGGGCACACAGAATATCGCTAAGACAACCGCATCATTCCCGGGTTCCCCGACTGGGTTCTTCTATTGGGACTCTTGTTCGATTGCTCTAGGCGGTACGGGCGTCAGCATTATTGAAGCTTTGACCATCACACTAGACAACGCCCTTGAAGGGCTTCCTGCAATTGCGTCTACGAACAGCGGAGAAATCACGCGCATCAAGCGCAATGGTCCGCCGACAGTGCGAGTATCTGGCTCCGTGGCGCTCGAAGATTTCTTCGAGTATAACAAGCTGATCGCGCAGACTGAGCAGCGACTCGCGGTGCACTTGACGGCAGCTAATTCGTTTGCATTGCTCATTGAAATCCCACGCATGGTCTACACTGAATTCCCCCTGGGCATTTCAGGCCGTGAGCGACAGATCGTGTCATTCAATGCTACAGGTCGATACCATACGGGCTCAGCATCGATGATCAAAGCAACTCTCTGGACGACCAAGAGCGACTATTAGTTCGATCACACTTAGGCAAGGAGGTAGGTATGGCGGAAGTAGACCCCACTGCGGTGGCGCAGTTTATGGAACTGTTGGCCACCGTCGCGCCCGAGGACGGTAAGCTAGAATTCAAGCTGCCTGAGGGCGCCACTGTCATTGATTTAGGCCAAGCGTTCCCAGTCAATATGGGTGACTGGATGGACCTCTACGATGCTGGCTATATGGATGAGCGCGGTATGATCGTTCAGAAAGGCCCGGCGACCATAGCCAACGTCATCCTTCATTTCTGTAAGAAGATAAATCCGGCTATCAGTATAGATGGTATCCGAGCCTTGGACATCACCAAACTGTCACGGGCGTTTTTGTTTGTGAACAAGCTGCTCAGTAGTGAGGGGGATCTAAACCCTACGAAGTGAGATGCTTGAAATTGATTCACATCTTTGCTTCAGCATATGGTTGGGGCCAGGATGAAATCAGGCGTCTCACGGTAAAGCAGGCCGAGGTGCTGAAAATGTTCATAGAGCAAGACAGGCGGCGGGAATAAAATGGCTGCTGACGTTGTCGTAAGGACGGTACTTACTGGGCTCAGTGGTGTTCAGCAAGGGCTGGGTCAGCTTGCTTTTGGCCTATCCTCTCTCGGTATCCGTAGCTTATCCATAGCCGGTGCGGTATCAGCTATTGGGCTTGCCTTCGGTAAAGCGGTCAAGGGCGCTGAGGACTTTGATCTCAGCCAACGTAAAATCCAATCTATCCTCCGTGCCACAGAGAGTGCTTCTGGTAAGACGGTTGAAAGTATCGAGGAACTTGTACGTTCGGTAGATGACCTCGGATCCTTCAGTGAAATGCGCGAGGCTGCTGCAAATCTTCTTACGTTTCAGAGCATCGCTGGAAATACATTTGATAGAACACTTCGTGCCGCTTCAGATCTAGCGGCTGCGGGTTTTGGCTCTGTATCAAGTGCGGCATTTATGCTTGGCCGCGCTATGGAAGACCCAGAACGCGGCATGATGATGCTCCGTCGTTCAGGCATTATCCTGAACGAAACCCAGAAAGAACAAATCAAGCTGCTGATGGCGACCGGCCAGCAATTGAAGGCGCAGGAAGTGTTGCTGGAGATTGTTGAAAAGAAGGTTGGCGGAACAGCGGCGAACAAAGGTGGTGGCCTTTCCGGTGCCTTTGATAACCTCACGGACAGCATTGAGCTCTTTGGCCTTGGTCTTGTTCAGAAGATGGGCATCCTTGATCTATTCAAGAAGGGATTAGAAAGTTGGCAGCCTATCCTTGACAAGCTGAACAAAGGTTTTTCAACAAGCGGCCAGTTTGAAGGCATAACGGATGAAATCAAGACGTGGGAAGAAACGCTTAATAGAATGTCTGCCGGTGATTCTAATCGCGCAGCGGTTCAAGAGAAGTTGAATGATCTCTATTCCAAGCGCACGGAAATTCTAGAGAAGCAGGCCAAGATACAGATTGACCGGGATATAGCGGCCAATGATTCTAGCACTGCTGCTATAAAACGTGAGGGGGAATTTCAAAAAATCCGTAGCAAGAAGCTCGACGATCTGAAGTTTGAACAAGATCGTGAGGCAGAGCTTGCGGCTATTTCCGATGAAAAGGAGAGGCAGAAGCGTGAGGCCGCTGACAAGGCAGAAGCCGCTGTACTTAAGGCACTGGAGCTCGACCGTGAACACAAAGACTTAGCAGCCGATGAAATTAAGACTGCACGTGAACGTGCTATTCTAGCTGTTGAAATTTCCCAGGCTACACAGGAAACAAACAATCAAATACAGTTCGAACTTCAAAACGAGCAGGCATTGGAGACTGCCCAGAAGTCTAGAGCTAAAGCGCTCGACGATCAGGTAAAAAGCATCGAGGACGAGATTCGCCTGGGCAAGCTCCACGGCGTTGACCTTGAGGTTGCCAAAGAAATATTGACGGCACAGAACCGGCTCTATGATGAACAGAGCGAGAAGGTCCGTGATCTGACTGATGACGAGCGCGAACGGCTGGAAGTTATGGCAAAGCAGCGGTTCGCGCAGCGTCAGCAGAAAGAGCAGGCAGAAAGCCTGACCCGTGAATTGGCCAGCTTCTCCGAACGTGCATTTGATCGTATCGGTGATCAGATCACCCGTATGTTCGTTGAGGGCAAACAGGGCGCGCTTGAATGGAAGAACGTGTTCCGCGCCGTCCTTTCCGAGCTTATGCAGGAGCTTATCAAACTCGCGATCATGAACCCGATCAAGAACGCTCTATTTGGGAACATAGCTGGATATGCTATGGCACCCGCGCTCTTTGGCGGAGGCGGCGGTCTAGGTTCATTATTTGGTATGGGGCGAGCGGCGCTGACTACGCTTGCTTCACCAATCGGGTTTACCGGCGGCGGTTTTGATATTGCTTCGGGCGCTACGTTCTACCATGGCGGCGGTTATGTAGGGACCGGCGGGTCACGTCGGGGGCTTAACCCGGCTCTATTTATGAACGCACCGCG